CACGCTGAATGACACTCTCGAGACAGGGCAAATTGCCACCGTGACATTCCTCGCAACAATTGGAGCGACTCAAAAGAGACCAACAGTATTCCAAGTCGACGGTTCTGCGGTTACGCCAAAGTGGATGGGTGGAACAGCTCCGACTACCGGAAATGCGAGCTCGATAGACGCCTACACATTGGCAATTATAAAGACTGGTAGCGCTGCGTTCACGATGCTTGCGAGTCAGACAAGATTCGCATAAAAAATCATGCCGTTTATAAACCGTATTGGGAGTGGCTCAACTAGCAAGTTTGGGTTTCGTATGGGGTTCGCCCCGGGCGCTCCAACATCCGTAACTGCAAGTCTTCCTGCAACATACGGAAACACAACCGCATCGGTAAGTTGGACAGCACCTGACATGTTGGGAAGCCCAGGACTAAACGACTACATTATTCAGTACTCAAGTGACAGCGGTTCTACTTTTACAACATTTTCTGAATCTGTTTCAACCTCAACTTCGGTTACTGTCACTGGTTTGACAAACGGAATAGCATATGTATTTAGGGTTGCTGCGGTTAACAATATTGGAACTAGTCCATATTCAACTGCATCCAACTCTGTCACTCCACTAAACAGCAAGATACCGACCCCTCTATTTGTGATGAATGACGATATAGAAGGTCGAGTCGGAATCGACTTTAGCAATTACTTGTCCCCAATTGACCAATCGTATGTTGCAAACCCTAGCGGTGGATATTTCTACAACTATTTCGACTGTGCTGGTGGATTTTGCCCCAACGACACAAGTGGCTCAAGTCATGGCTGGACAGGACTTGGCTTTGGAGTCACGCGTTCAGCATCTCTAAAAGTTCAAAGATTCGGTTATGCAGATTCAGACACCGTTTTCTGTTCGGAAACTTCACCTGATGCTCCACCGTCTTTCCCGCCAGACTTCCCACCGTCTTTCCCACCGTCTTTCCCGCCAGACTTCCCACCGTCGTTCCCACCGTCGTTCCCACCGTCGTTCCCGGAATGCCCAAATTGCGGAGTGACAGGGCCGTGTTGCGGCAGTTGCTCTCCGGACCCGAAGGACGGCAGCGCTCCACCCGTATGCTTTTAGCTAGTATGCTGTTTAGGAGAGTAGAAACAACACAGGAAAGAATCATTACATCATGACCAATGCCGACTGGGAAGATATTGTCGCAAACATAGACCCTTCAGAAGAAGTATGGTTGCAGTGGTGGTTTAACATGGAGCAAAAGTGGGGGGAAATAGGAACCCCAGGTATTTCTAGGATATCAAGCCCTGTAAGGTGGGAGAGGGTTTTTGGGCATAACGAATTTGAAAACGTAGAGTGGTATTTTTACAGAGATGAAGAAGGTCGCTTGCTCGCTGTCTATGCGTATTTTATGCGTGATGGTCAGCCAAAACCCTTCATCCTGAACACACACCCCGACCACATGCGAAAAGGAATTGCAACAGCTCTGGTCGATAGGTCGCTTGATGATTTCGGACCTGGTTTTGATTTTAAAGAAAATACCAAAAACATGGACGTTTCAGAATCTGCTGCAAATTGGGGAAATAAATATATAAAAAACAAACTTGGAATTGAAACAACCTAAAATTCAAAGGAATCAATTATGACTGCATGGGAAGATTACAAAAAAAAACGCACACAAAATTTACAAAATGGCGCCCAAGTCAGACCAACCGACATCCTAGATAAAAATAACTACACTGACAATAAAACAGCGGAAGCAAGAATGAGCATATGTAATTCATGCCCAAGTCTGTTATCTGCTACAAAGCAGTGCAAAGAGTGCGGCTGCTTTATGAAAATAAAAGTCAAGCTAGAACAGGCTGTTTGTCCACTTGGCAAGTGGTAACCATCGATGGACATAGTAGAACGCAGGAAGTTGCCTGACCTAGTCCCACCGGGTTATTGGGGTAGTGATGCCAAGAATATTTACATCGTGGATGATTTTGCTACAAGCGACGAGATAAAAAATCTTAACGAATATGTAGCAAATGTTAATGATTGGACTGGGAATCAAGAAGACTATAGGTATAAAGACAAAATACATTTAAACATTCACCAATCAATGCTCCCGCTATTTCGTAATTTGTTTTTTCGAATGAAAAACAACATTCAAGCAGTTTTCCCAGTTGAGGCAATCCCAAACGGGTTATCTATCTGCAAATGGGCAGTTGGCGATTCTCAACCAGTTCACGCAGATAAGCAGGAACAAGACGGACGCCCAAATTGCCAACAAGACCAAGACCTTGCTTCGGTTATTTATATAAATGATGGTTCGGAGTTTGGTGGTGGTGAACTTTATTTTCCAAATCAATCTTTGCAAATAAAACCCAAAGCAGGAATGGCTGTATTTTTCCCCGGTGACATAAATTATTCACACGGCGTGAAAACGGTTACTTCTGGGACAAGATACACCATCCCGTTTTTTTGGAAAGTTATTTGCGTTAAGTAGTTTGGGATGCTTTTATCTATTGATTCATTTCTGAACGAAAGCGAATGTCTTGAACTTTTGTGCATTGCTTATTCAGCAACAGAAGAAGAATGGTCTGATAAATCCAACCCCCAAGGGGGTATTTGGGAGAAGAACAGATTACCTATAAAATTTGAATTACCTTTATTGAAATTAGTTAACAAACGAGTTGCTTCATATTTTTGTGACTACTCACACATACTGAACATTGATTCTATTCTTAGATTTGCAGAGGGAGGGTTTATGGCGGAACACAAAGACGATGAAACAGGTGTGACTGATTTTGGTTGCGTAATATACTTAAACGAAAATTTTGATGGCGGGGAACTCGTGTATCCAAATTTAAACAAGTCTTTAAAACCAATTGCTGGCAGTCTGGTTGTACATGACTCCAACGAGCCCCACATGGTTAATACAATTACCAAAGGGACAAGATACATGTTGACCACATTCGTATTTGGTACAAGAGACAAAAGAACATCACTAAATTATTTTTGCTAGGTTAATGTCTCCCACCTTAAATATTTCCTATATTCAACAGGGCTAACCTGCAAGGGGTCAACCCACCAATCTTCGTGAATTTCTCTTACGACCAAAGTGTAGCCTAGGGCATCCAATATTTCCCTTTGTGCTTCACGTATGTCACTATTCCTAAAATACATATTTGCGTCGTGCTCAAAAACTATAACATTAAACCTATATTGAGTCAAAGGTAGTGTTATTAACCCAAGAAGTGGTGTATGGCGATTTCCGTATGGTCTTGTGGCACCATCATAACCGCCATCTATATCAACCTGCAAGTAATCTATTTGTCTTGGAAAATTATTGGCTTCAAAATACGAAAGATAATCAAATTGTAAAGCATTGCTAAAACATGGGTTTTTCCTATTAGATATAAATTCTTCCCTGCGTTCATCTACTATTTCAAAAGAGACCCCATTATAGTTGAAATCATTTTCAAGATGGTATGTGTTGCTTCCATCAAAAGAATGAAAAGCACCCAACTCTACATAGTGCCCATTTTTTTTACCTTGCAATAAGTCAACCACAAACTTTGCTTGCGCAGTGATATTTTTTGATTTTTTTTCAAGATTCACATGCGATTTTTTCCAAATCTCATATGCACTTGGGTTGCTCGTGTTGGTCACACATATACCATAACACAGCATCACCACCAATTTTCTCGGTTCCTTACTGCTCACGGAATCTGAGATAGTGTAGAAGAATGGCAGTATGCAGATTCAGTATTAAAACCCTCAACCGGTAGAGGTTAATGGACATGAAGGCAAAAGAACTTTACCCCAAGGTCATGGTTTTTGAAAATGCTTTAGAAAATCCTCAAGATTTTTTGAAGTCCATCACCATAGACATGGAATACGTAAAACCATGGACACCATGGTATTCGCTTGGCAAAGAAACATTTTTTACCGAATACTCATGGAGCGAAACCCCAAACTTTCCGACAAGAGAAGAATGGGATGGGCGTTTTGGGGGTCTTAAGAATCCATTGGCTAAGCAAATATCCAACTTGTTTTACGAGTGCACAAAACAATATGTAGACAAATATGGTGTCACTATTCCAAATTGGTCTCATGGAAATCCATACCTCCTGATACATGACCCCAAAGACCCAAGTCAGCAAACAGCGATGACTTATCACACGGATTTTATTATGGCGCAAACACATAACCCCGGATACAAACACTGGGTTACATGTTTGATATATCTGAACGACGACTACGAAGGAGGTGAAGTAGCATTTAAAGTATTCAAAGATGACGTTGATTTTGATTACTTCATTTACAAACCAAAAGCAGGCGATGTTCTCGTACTGCCCGCCCATCCACCGTATTATCATGGGGTGCACGCGGCAAAAATCAATCAAAAAGTTTTTATTAGATTGTTTTGGGGTTATGAATATGCTGGCAGTGAAGAATGGCTAGCAAATCAAAACAAATACGGCGAAGAAGTGTGGGGGGAAATGGAAAAACAAAGGTTAGATGAGGAATTTAAATCAGCGAAATGGTCTAAGGGACCAGTAGAAAAACTATAAATGCTTAATTATTATCATTTAGGAGCAGAAGAACTAGGCATTCGCGTGTACAAGAACGCAATACCAAAACGACACGACGTTGTCTCAGCAATTGTTTCGTCAATTGACGACAACATTAACCCATTGCTTAAATGGAATCAGGCGATGGTCGGTCACGGAGTAGTTATGCCTAGCTACAGAAACTGTTGGGATTGCAAGCTGGGTCCGGAAGCAGTATGTGGGATGGATGATAAAAACAGCTCGTTCAAGTCTGCTTACAATGACGTGGTGATGGCCATAGGTTCTTGTGTAGAGGACTTTTGTAAGAAGTATCGTTTGAACCTCTCCTACATGGAGGCAGTCAATTTTGTCAAATACGGAGTCGGCGAACATTTTGATGTTCATTCCGACCACGGGTTTTCTTATATATGTACAGTTTCAACTGTTGCTTATCTAAACGATGATTACGAAGGAGGCGAGTTGTGGTTTAAACATTTAGACCAAAAAATAAAGCCAGAAGCTGGGGATATTGTTGTTTTTCCATCGAACTTTATCTATTCCCATGCTTCACTGCCGGTCACAAGTGGAGTCAAATATTCTGCTGTGACTATGTTTGACTATACGGACACATATCACAAAAATGGCGGATATTAAGAAATATAGAAAAGTGAGCAGCTGTTAATTGGCTCTATTAAAAGATTGGTAACCCTTGCATTGGTTCTAGGTTGGCGAATAGTGCGAACAGTGCTACTGGCGCAAATATCAGCCAGCGAGAAGTAAGCACATTAGATTATCCGATTGGGTATCTAATAATAACTATGCCTGAACCACCAGCAACGCCCGAAACGCCATTTCCAGAACTTCCGCCCGCACCACCGCCAGTGTTTACTGTTCCAGTTATACCGTTGGGCGTACCGCTGTTTGCTCCAGCACCGCCACCACCAGCACCACCAGAACTTAATGCTCCAGAAGAGAAGTTCGCGCCGCCACCGCCACCAGCGTAAGTAACAGAAGTACCCGTAATACTTGATGCAGAACCAGCTCCACCATTACCACCGACAGTAGAACTACCATTTGCGCCAACTGCTGAAGCACCGCCACCGCCACCAGCCGTAAAGTTTCCGCTATCAACAGAATTACCACCAGCAAAACCTTGACCCGATGTTCCTGTTCCGCCTGCAGGCGCACCACTAAAAGGAGAAGAACCGCCGCCCGAACCACCATTTGCTCCAGTGTTGATACCAGAGTAACTTGACCCGCCACCTCCACCACCAGTTGAAGTGATAGAACCAAAAACAGAATCACCCCCGTTTGAACCACGAACAACAGTTGTTCCACCAGAACCACCGCCACCAACCGTCACGGTATAAGAAGTTCCAGCAGTTAAAGACTGTGTACCTGTACGCATACCGCCAGCACCGCCACCACCACCATTTCTTGACCCGCTCCCACCGCCACCAGCGACAACCAAATACTCTGCGTTCACCAACGAAGTAGCCGAAACCGTAACAGTCACCGTGCCAGTAGACGTAAACGACCAAACCGTATACGCACCCGAAGTAGTCGAACTACCACCCGTAGCCGTAATAGTCAAACCTTTTGCTGATGCTTCACCTGTGAGGTAACGGAAAATGACTACGCCGCTACCACCTGCACCGCCAGCACCACCGTTAGCACCTGCACCACCACCACCACCCGTATTAGCAGTTGCAGCACCGCCCGCACCACCACCGTTAGTTGCATTACCACCACCAGCAGTACCAGTACCGTTACCTGCACCTGTATAAGTAGAACCACCACCACCACCACCACGAGCAACCGAACTACCAGTTATTGAGGAACTAATACCTGCACCACCATTGCCGCCAACATTGTTCCCAGCCGCTACACCAGCACCACTTGCACCGCCGCCGCCGCCGCCAGAGTTACCCGAACCGACACCAGTACCGCCACCAAAACCTTGATTGGCTGTACCAGCAGAACCTGCATCACCTTCGTTACCGCCACCACCTGAACCACCGACAGCACCGTTTGGCTGCCCAGACGAACCACCAATTCCACCACCAGTAGACGTGATGATGCTAAACACAGAGTTGGAACCATTAGAACCAGCGGCAGCACCAGCACCAACCGTGACTGTGTAGGAACCTTGAGAAAGTTTTAGAGAAGATTCTAAGGTTCCACCACCACCAGTGGATTCACCAGAAACAGATGAACGATAACCACCTGCACCACCACCGCCGTTACCACCGTTAGCACCACCGCCACCGCTGCCGCCACCAGCAATAACCAAATACTCAGTATCCAAACCTGTACTTGTAGCCTGCGAACCAAACGACAAAGTACCAGTCGACGTAAACGTGTGAAGCTTATAAAACACGCCAGCAACAGAAACATACGACTCGACACCACCATTAAAAGTTTGTTGCAACTTGTAACGAGGATTGACGTTCACATACTGTGAAACTTTTGTTCTACCACCACGCATCAGGCCACCGTCACAGTTCCACTAGAAGTAAACGAATGAATCGTATACCCACCCGAAGTGGTTACAGTTCCACCACTAACAGAGATACCTGCCGAAGATGCTTCAGAAGTTAGGTAACGGAAAATCACAACACCCGAACCACCTGCACCACCGTTATATACAGGGCCGTTATAAAATGAACCGCCACCACCGCCACCAGTGTTTGCTGTGCCAGAAGAACCCTGCCCACCAAAAGATGAACCACCAGCAGTGCCACCACCACCAGAACCTCCCACACCACCGCCACTCGGCGAAAATACTGCACCAGCACCACCGCCGCCACCGCCACGAGCAACAGATGTTCCAGTTATAGAAGAACTAATCCCAGCACCACCTGGACCACCGTTGAGAGTGTTTACTTCATTGCCGCCGACTGCACCAGCACCACCGCCACCACCAGTTACTTCACTGGTCTTTCCAACACCGCCAGCAAAACCTTGATTAGTCGTACCTGAACCTGCCGCAGCACCACCACCACCACCACCACCACCCGAACCACCTGTCGCACCAGCCGCATTTTGACCATTACCACCACCGCCACCTGTGGAAGTAATAGAACCCAAAACAGAATTAGAACCACTGCTACCAGTTCTAGGGCTACCGTCTGTACCGCCTGCACCGCCAGCACCAACAGTGACCGTATATGAACCAATCGCTAATGCTGAACGATTTTCTAAAGTTCCGCCACCGCCAGTGGACTCACCGA